TTTTAAGTAATCAATCCCTATTCAATCTTAAAATTAGTTATTACATGAAGACGAGCATTCCTGTCACTATTCTATCTATCTCACTTATCATTATCACCCTTATTGGAGTTCATACCTTCCACAATCTGTACCAAACCGCAAAAAATCAAACCCAAAACTACAACAAATGATTAGTTTATTCTTTTTTCTGTTGACAGTCTAAAACCGCGAATTATGTGATGGTTAGATTTGTGCTGTCGTCGCTTAGTAGTACCGCGTCCTGCACTTTGGTTTTCATCTGTAAAGTAAACAATTCACCCTTCGAAATCCTATAGCGATAGTCGCCTAACTTAACGGGTAACATTGGATCTACGATGTTATTGAGTTCCCCCTTAAAATTAACGTTCTCATCGGTTGGTAAAGCCCGACTAAAAGAGCCTTGAGCGTAGGCGTTCGCATGAAAAAGAGATTCTACTGATGTTGGATTGTCAGAATTCCAACCTTTAAATGTGGTTGCGGGTTCATAATCCACGATTCCCAAAACACTAATGCCATACTTTTGCCCACCAACTGTTGTCTCTGCATCTACTTCAGGATTAAACTTGATTTCTACAGTCAAAACTCCTTCCCCAACTGCATTGGCATCATCATTTGAAGCGACAACCTTAAGTACATTATCCTTATCTACTACTGCCACGGAAACATATTGTGGGCGATATGGTGCTTTTGGATTATTATCGATCCAATTGATTACAGTCTGTTCACTGATTGTAACTGCAGAACCTTGCGTTCTTAAGCCACTTGATACCTTAGTTAATGGAATAGCGCTATAATTACCCGCATTGCCTTTTCTAACATCCTGTATAATAGGCTTGCCGACCGACCAACTATATCCAACGGCTAAGCTGAAAGACCTACACAATGCCTTATACCAAACGTCTCTCGATACCAGTTCATTCAAGAAATAAGGGTTGATTTGCAGTTCTCTAAGTTGACAGCTAACCGCAGCTCGTGCTCCGCTTGCAATCCAATCGTGAGCTATTAATATGTCGTTGGTAGTATATCCGCAAATTTCTTGAAAAATAAACTCATGCCATAAATCTGCAAATGGAAGTGAACCAAGATTATCGCTTGTTTGATACGTATGCAAGGTATTACTGCTTGAATTGATAGCAGTAAGAATACTTTGAATACTCACACTGTCCGAATTAGCGAAGCCTGAATGAAATACCGCATTAAGTTCAAAATAAGTGCTTGTATCATCAGAAACTGGCTTATCATTCCATTGTGAATCAAGAATCCCTCTAAATACCTCAACACTGTTTATTTCGATCAGAAGCCTAAAATCTGATTGTTCATTTGCTAAAAAAGTAGCCAAAATGTCACCACCAAAGCCATTAAGCAGCGTCAACTCTACCCAATAGCTTAATAGACCTTCACCATGATCATTACTGAAAGAGAACTTTATTTTCGGCTCTTTGGTAATTGAAAGCTTAGCAGGCGTTCCAGGATCGGAAACTAGATCCTGCTGCAACTTAAATACCGAATTGCTTCCCTTGGCATTTTTTACATTTACGCTATGTGTGGTGTAGAATGGCATTAATTGAACGGAATAGTTTGCTTAGTTTCGAATTCGCGTGCATTATCAGAGGCTACATTAAGCTCTCTACCTTCTGCAACTAGCCTAAGATTCGCTTTAAAATTGCTTAACCCATTCTCAATCGCCTCGGCTATGGCATCGGTGATGGTGTTAGTTTCCAATGTTGGCACATCAAAATTAGCACCTGATAAGGCATTAATGGAAGGTTGAACAGGCGCTAAGCCTCCAACCTCATTAAATCGATCTAGAGTGCCGCTTAATATCTGCTCATTCAGAGTCGTACTCTCGCTATAATTACTGATTTCGGAGCGATTCAATAGCTCCATCAATTCACGCTCGATACGTAAATAATCTGCTACGGTTTTTGCTTTGGTTTCTGAATTTGATGATTCTGAAATCAATCCACCGCTTAAAAATGGCTGCACTCCTAATTCGGCAATAAGCTGCTCTGCTTGCCCCGGATTGTAGTTCATTAGGTCTAAGATAGGCTGGAATTTTTTGGTACTCTCAGCATTCACAACGTATTCAGGAGATCCATTTTCGTTGATAGAAATCATCTTTATTCCTGGGGCGCTTAACCCATTCGGCATTCGCTCTTCAATCAATCCACCTTCTAAATAGGGATTGGGCTGGGAGGCAACCACCGCCGTTTGAAGTGCGCCTAAAGCTCCAACTGCTATACTTAATGGAATATTTGGCAAAGCTTTAATTATCGCAAGTGCGGTTTGGGCAATTGCCATTACCGTATTGGCACGTTTTTCTTTGTCAAACGTTTCGCGTTTTATGGTCGCCTTTTTTTCTTCTGCAGATGCTTCAATTTGTTGCCGCTCTTGAATAAGCTTCGCACGTTCTGTTTCGCTTAAATTTTCTTTTTTGAGCTCCACATCAATGGCTTTAACTCTTTTTTGAGTCTCCTTATCTATGCGCGTAATTTGCCGTTCTGCTTCTTGTTGCCGAATTTGACTGAACACATTCACATAATCGGAAGCGGTGTTATACAAATTGCTAAACGTCTCTTTTTGCTCTTCAAGGTATTCTTCGGCGATAATACGATCAACATCAACGCCTTCTGTTTTGGCTTGAATTTGAAGCTGAATACTTTCCTCAACCACTGCTAACCGCTGTCTTTCGGCATCACTTTGCGAGTTCACGTACAGATCTTGCACTACACTTAGTTGATCCTGCAAGTTCTGTAGCGTGCTATCAGGCATCAAATCGATCTTAGCCAAATTCTTATTCAGCGTATCAATCGTGCCGTCTGGAATAAAGAGGATTTCATCCCAATGGGGCATAGCAAAGTCACCAAATACTATTTCACCTGCAGGTATAAATACATCTACTGGTTCAGGAGTGGGAATTTCGGGAAGTTCTGGAGCATCAGGAATGGTGATCTCAACAACGCCTTCTACCTTAATGGCTTCAGATCCTGATTTTACCAGGCTATCTTCAATCACTTTTCGAAATTCGGACGCTTCAACTACCTGATTTTGAGCCTTGGTTACCTTATTATACGCAACTACTAAATCATTCTGTACGCCTAATAAATTTTCCGCCGCCATAGCTTCTTCGTTGGTAGCAATTCTGCCTAATGTTGCACTATTTGCCCATTCACCGCGGGCAGTTAGCGCCTCGCGAGTAGCTATTAAGTTCTCTTGCAGCGTTCCTGTCGTCAAATCTATGCCAAACCCATATTGTTCATTAAGGCGAGTTAACGTCTGATAGGCTTGCCCTTCTTTGGTTTTTTGAGCTACCAACGCCTGTCCAGCTTCGACAATGGCCTCCTCTTGCGAGGCGGTCGCAATTTGTATAGCTGCGCGATCTATGTATAATTGATTGACTTCTTCTAATGCCGTTCTAAGCTCTTCATTGGTGGTTTTTTCTAGGTTGATTTTGCCTAAAAACTCAGGATAGGTCTTCACTAACTCATTAATTAGTGCCTGTCGATCTTCATTTTCTTCATTAAGACTGGTGATGCTCAACACCAAACCATTCATCTTAATGCGTTCATCATTCAATTGCGAAGCAAGATCCAAACCTAACCATTCTTCCAATTTGCCAACAAATGCGCCTGAAATGGAAAGCAAACGTTCAAAAACTGGGATTAATCCTACTTTTAGACTCAGTATCAATCCCCCTAAATCTTCTTGAGAATCCCCAATACGGTTCATGAACTGCTCCCACTTCCCGGTATCGGTTAGGGCAAGTTCCCTGGCAACACCGCCTAATTGACCACGCAAATTATCAAGAATTACGCCTTGTGCAGCTGCTAAGTTATTTTGTGCGAGAAAGTCTTTCACCTGTTCTTTTTGAAGCTCGTTGAACGTTACCCCAACACGTCGCAAAGCGGTCATTCCCTCAATAGGATCTTCCAATGCCTTACCAATCTGCAACGTAGCCGATTCCAAGCTGCCGAAAATCATAGAGGTATCCAATGCCAATTCCGTAGCTTGCTTGAAGGTATCGCCCGATACTTGGCGAAAAGTGAGCAAGGTAGACATGCTCTCTAAGATGGATTCATCCCCAACGGTAGTGTAGGATTGTAGCTCAGAGGCGTACACTTTCAGCTGTTCAATCTCGAAGCCAGCGGCGCCTCCGGTTGCCTTAATTACGGCAGCTGCTTTTTGTTCCGCTTGCTCTTGGCGAGAGAATAATTCTTGGGATTGGGAAACGACATTGGCAAGGCTATTCGCCATCATGGATGCGGCATTTGCCATAATATTGCCAAGGGCAATAGTGGCAACGCCTGTACGGTCGGCGGCATTATCAACATCTAGGAATCCTTTTTGAGCTTCTCCAGCACTTTTTACGGCGCCAGAGGCATCCACTTCCATATAATACTTAACAGTCTTAGCCATGGTGTGCGAACATTAATTTTTCACAAAAAGCCTGTACTACTTGCGTATGCGTATAATCGCATTCTAAGCGGTGCTGCAGGTCGGGATTGCCTGGGGCCAATTGTCGTACTATTTTTCCCATCGTATCGAAATTTTTAAGATAATCTTGTTTCCAAGCTCGAATTGCCCACCGATAATCGTCTAACTTATGATCGGGCTTATCGGGCGTTGGCGGTGTAGGCCACTGAGCAATTAGCTCAAGTAATTCAGCCGCGTGCTCAGTGTCTTTCCGCGCTGCTGTTGAAAAGCCAAAAAACCCGCCATCACCATTCCCTCGTCTAGGCTGTTGAATAGCTCTTCGTCTACTATTTCTATCGTTGCGCCCGACACAGAAAGTAATTTCGGGCATCCTTTGAATAAGGCTTCGGCAAGTGCAGCAGGCGCGGTGTAGCTGTCGTACACATCAGGAACTTCCGCATCCTCATCCCCCAAGAAAAAACCAGCATCACGAGCATACACGGCGCGACTTGCATCGCTGAGACTCACATTTTGAGCCTGTACCGCACATACGGCACGAATGTGTTGCTTGGTGGTTTTGTGGATTACAAAATTTGTAATAAAATTTTGGCGATCAATATCAAAAAGTTCGTATCGTTTTGGTTCTTCTGTGCTCATTAGGTTGCCCGGTTAAGTTAGCGGTTAATCCAAGTAGGGTAAGTCGCTACTGGTGTTATGGTTTGAAAAGTAATGGGTAAGTACATCGGAAATCGCCCGTTTTTTTTGGCGTCCATTATCGAAAAGCTCTTCTGATCGCACACTACAGGGTAGTAGGTAGTATCTACCGCATCGAACTGATCGACTAATCGCGGATAAAACCATATGTCTTCGCCTGGTACTCCAAAAAAGGTAAGTAATGCACTAAGGCTTAGCTCTGTGGTTTCTAGAGCTTCTAAAGTATCCCCGAATTGTTGCGTAAGCGTCGTTGGTAGCCCTGCTACTGTTGTATTTTGTTGCCCCAAATACTGCAGTAATATCTTGAATTTGATATGTCTATAGCGCTTATCAACCACGTAGGTTCCATCAATTAGGTTCCACTTGTTAAGGGTCTCTACAAACTCATACTTAAGCTCGCCCGCCTTAAAAATAGTCATTTCGCCCTCGTTAAACTGGAACCCAACATATTTGATACGGTCTATCGGCATGGCATTACCCTGCTACATAACTGCTACTTCCATCGGTTCGTAGGCAGGGTTTGGTGACTTCAAAAGACGTGTCTGTGCCACCAGAGCTTCTACATTGTATACTTAGACTTAAAATAAAATTCGTAGATGATAGGCTTAAACTTCCACTTGCAATTCCAACAAAAACTGTTTCTAAAATAACCTCAGTTGTCCCTAGTGATGAATCAGTAAAATTTTTAGAAACTAGGACTAGTGAAGCTTTATTTGCGCGACCAGTTATTTGCTCTACCGAAAATTTCATTTTCCCTATTCCAATTGGAAATGAAATATTACTATTAATACCCATTCCTCCAGTTGCACCAGTAATAGTTTGTACCCCCGCAGCAAAAGATAGCGTTGCTGATGCTTGATTGGTAAACCCATTAGCAATACCATTAGTGTCACTATCCACAAATCCAGTAACCGTCACCGCATTCACATTTGCTTGGTGCAATAGGTTCACGTTGGTGAAGATCGCTGCATTTTCGCCACCTTCAAAAATAAGGCTAACTATAAAATGGCTATCGCCTTCGCTTCGGTTGGATTTCGGTACTACGCGCAATTCAGCAATTTGTACCGTCTCGTACCATTGTAGGTTTTTGGTACCCACGCCAGCTCCAGCGGCTACAGCTCGTACACCGGTGTAGGCATTCTTGAAGGTTCTTAATTGCGCATAGGCATCCCAATCGGAGCTTGCTAGATCTACCCTAAACTTCCACCCGCTTTGATATTCTCCGTTGGTTATGGCTTGCGGAATGATCTCAGGCTCGTAGAATTTGGTATCTGGAGCTATCATTACATTCATTTGCGCTTTGTCACCCGTGGCTGGATCATAGATGGCGGCGGCTTTGTACGAATCTTTTTTATACGTTCCCATATTGGTAGATTTTTTTGAGTTAGAAAAAGGTAGCGATACACTCAAGCATCGCTACCAAAAGGGCTTTTAATAGAATTAAGCAGTCAAGGAATCGAGTTCGGCAATCGGTGCATCATCATCCAATTTAAGCATCAGCTTCCACCCAGAATCGCCTTCTGACCGCTGGAATTTAGGCGCTTCGGTAACGTGTGGAAAGATGGCAAGACTTGTTTTCATCAGTCTGCCGTTGAGATATTCGAACGCAAAGAATTTCGCAGCTCTTGAGTTGCCAACTGCAAATCCCTTCATCGTTGCCTTAGTGGCGTGATCCATGAAGGTGATGGTTGGATTGATACTGCCACCAGATTGGTAGCTAGAATTTGTAATTAATTGTTCGATGGTAGTCTCTTCAAGGCCTTCTGCTGCTGCAATAGGTCCTGCAATTGCTGTCCACGAATCGTCGGTGCCGTCGGTGCTGTAATGAACAGCCTTTAGGCCGGCTGGGTTATATGTTGCCATAATAGGTTCCTTTTTTGGGGGTTAATGAAATTATTCGGGTTGGGATTCAGGTTCAGGTTCAGGTTCAGGTTCAGCTACAATCAACTCGAACCGATCTGGATTCTCATCAATCCATTGCAGATTGCGGTAATCGTTAATCGTGCCTCGTGGGTATGCGACATTGGCAGATGCCTTAATTACATCGCCCACTAAATCGGTAACAACTAATTGCTTGCCTGTTGCATCCGTGAAGGTGCTTGTGTATTGATCGATAGAGATCTGCACACCGTTAACATACGGTAAGCGACCGCCTTCGGGTGCCCGTGGTGCAATAATTCGATATTCTTCGCCTTGTTGTGCTGGCATGGTTATAATCCTATAAATTTGAATATTGGGAGTAGTGGCCAATCAAACCACATCGCTAAAAGTTGGTAGGCAACACCACTAATTATGGCAATGCTCGTACCAATTCGAATCTTAAATTTAGTGTCTGCAGTTAAGCCGTCGGCGCTGTCATTCAGGCGACCATCATCCAGTAAATCTTTAGCCTGGTAAAGTTTTTCTGCAATAAGATCCGGAGATTCATTCAGCATCTTTTTAATCTGCTCAGTGTCTTTTGGAATGTCTCCCAAAATCTGCTTGGCTTTAGCAGCATCGCGTATAATACTGGCATCTTTGGCCTGGGCTTTAGGCACTAAATCACCAACTCCTTGTATTACAGACCCAACCGCTTCACGGGTTTTTCGAGCTGGCAGGAATTCGTTGGCTTTCTTGCCAAAATTGTTTTTGCCGATAATGGCATCGGCGATAAAACTCAGTATGGGAATTCGTGGCTTACTCATAATATTATCCTTTAAATTTTAAAAATGTATCTACCGCCCAGGCACCAAATCCAGCTAAAACCACAATAACGGCAACTGCGCCTAATACATACCAACGTGCATTTTCAAGTGATTTCGCTGTTTTTTCCAGCGTACCCACACGGTTAACTAAACCGGCTTGCCCCATCGCATCGTCACCCGTAAGAGCGGTTTCAATGCGCTGCAAGCTCTGGTTGGCCGCCGTTAATTGCGACTCAAGAATTTCTATACGGGCATTATCTGAATCACTCATTGTTGCCCCCCAAATACGCTTTGAAAATTGTCTACTTTTTTGATGGTTAGTTTACACCCAGCTGCAGGTACAAACGCTAATATCTTATCTAAGGCAACTTTGCTCTCAATTGCATCGATCTGTGCATCCTTATTGGCATAACCGAAATACACGCCTGGAAGAATGCACGCCTTGGTATTTTCAAAGAAATTCCCAGTATGAAATAACACATGACTTCGACCTTCTACATCCTTCACCAATAGGCACTTGCCAAAAGTTGGACTTACATGATGCTCCACCGAATATTCGCCTTCCTTAATGCAACTAATTTCGGGCAGATTGAACAGCTCGGTTGGCTCAATACTTACTAAGCTATGCACAGTTTTGGTTCCTTCAAGCAAATGCAAATAACCCAAATTGCTTACACCTGTCTCGCGAATGCGCCATAGATCTATATGTCTGTTTGAATCACTCATCAAAATCTATCCATTTGGTGCTTGGCAAGGGTAAATGCTACGCCTAACAATTCTCTTCCATTTATAGCATAGGGTGCAAAATCAACCAGCCCTTCAATTTTCCATGCACCATCTCCTAAAAAAGCGGTGCAGAAACTTGTAAAATATCCCTCAATAGCGGTGTAATCGGTTCCTTCATACGTGGCGCTATCGGCTTCGTCTTTGTCCATTTCGTCCGCAATTAGGCACTGGTATTCCCAAGCGCCATTGTATTGCGTATTGCCGGTATCAAAGCTCTCAAAATCTTTAGAGCGACCTAAAATCACGAAGGCAGGTACATCATCTTTACCTACTACTGGGCGATCTAATACTTTTTCGAACACATCCAAAGCAGCTGCAGCTGTCAATATTTCTTTTACATTAACTTGCAATTCGAATACCTCTCGCAATAGCGGCTTCAATTTTCATTGGAGCCGTGCGTTGCAATAATCGCATAGTAACGGCGGCGTAAGGTTTCGCTTTCGTGCCTTTTTTCGCAATTTTCAACTGAATTTTGCGGGCTACTTGCCCAGCTTCAGGAAAACTCATTCCCAACTTTCGCACTACCCATTTTTCGAGCGCTTTGATGGGCGCCCAATGTGGCTTTGTGCCATCATGCACAAAAATGCCATGCTTGGCATTAGTCCCAAATTGGAGCTGAATCCGTTTAAGCGTGGTTTTCACTTCGCTATACACACTTTTTGCAAGATCACCACGATCATCAATATTGTGTTTTTGAAAGTAGTCGAGTATCGTTCTTTCAGCATGTAAACCCATGCGTTGCATTTCTTTTTCGACTTCGCGACGGATTTTCTTTTCATCCTTAATTGGATCAATATGTCCTTCTTTGCGAATGCTCATAGTATCCCCAATCCAGTTCTATAATTGATATCATCCGAATCAGGATCTCCAACCGCCGTAAATCCAAAGCCATTGCCCTGGTACTGCGCATCAAGATCCGCTTGATCCTTAAAAATAGCGCCGTCAATTTCACTGGCTGGAATCAGATGCCGAATGGCTTCCAACGCCTGAGCATGAATATTCTTCTTCAAGGTGCCAATTTGGAACGGCGAGAGCAGTTCACCTGCATAATCACCTAATCCAAAATGCTTGGCCAAGCCTCCATCATCAACCACTCGAAAACCCAAAATGGTAATCGAATGATGCAGAGCCAGGAGGCACTCAGCGCGAGCGGCACTCAAGGCATCCACACCATTTCCGGGCAGATCGGTGACAAGGGCATCGTACAAGGTGTCGGTAAGTAACGCACGAAGATCCCGCTCAGCAATGGGCTGATACAAAAACACCTTGGTACTGGCTTTCTTGCCAATGCCAATGTAGGTATTCATAAGATCTGATGTGGTTACTAGCGACGACATGTACTATTATTTAGGGTTTTTAGCCGGTGATTTTGGCGCAAGCTCTTCGCCTGCTTCTTTCGCTACGGGTTCTGCTAATACTTGCTCTAGAGCTTCTACTCGTTCAATCAGTTCAGCAATTACTTGGTCCTGGGCTTTTGTCTTAGGATCTTTAGATTTGTTCAAATCCTTAGCGCCAAGCTCAAACTGATCTTTGTGGCGAGCAATCAGCTCTTTGTGCTGCTCTTCGCTAATTACATCACCACGATCGTAGTGGTAGCTAGGCTTTTTCGTCTTCTCGTCAATAGGACCTGTAATTGATCCTCGGCGAGTTAGGGTATATTCTGTTTTTGGCATAATGGTGTCCGGTATTAATTTGAATTGAAAATTCTAGGTTCGTCTATTAACAGCGTTTGCTGCGCCTTTTAGGGGTGCGCCTGCATTCTTGGGCAAAATCACATTCCAGGACGCGGTGTTGGTGGGATTACCAGTCTGACCATCAAAAACAAGCCTGAACCATACCGATCCTTTCCAATACGTGAATTCTGTACCTGCAACGGAATTAAGAGTATCATACCTAGCTGTAGTGGTAAGTTGATCAATCACGGTAGTTCCACCTGCCGTCCAGTTCAATAGATCATTGCTGAATTCTACGAGAACATTCACGTCCTCGGTGCCTGTAACATCAGGCAAACTTGCAGCGATAAACGCATAATTTGCACTTGCATCCGCAAGAAACATGGCTTGGGTGTACGTGCTTTCGGTTGTGGTGACCTCTGCTGAGCCTGTATATCTGATGAAGGTACTGCCTTCTACTACCGTAACGGCGCTGTCATAGGTTTGTGCCTGCAACGGAATCGCAAAAGCGGCAATTACCGCGAAAATCATTAAAAAGTTGTGAAGTAATTTTTTCATGGGTCTAAAATTTGGTTAAAGTGTAGTTCATTAAATCGAAATGATTGTAAAGGTCGGCACCCACACAAGAGCACCGACCTTTTCTATCAGGGGTTTAGTTTCTAAGCCTGCTCGCCGAATGCAATCGCGCGGTCAAACACAAATCCGCAATCGATATCACCTACAATAGTAAGCTCTACTTGCTGCTTTCTGTGCTGTTCTTGGCGGTACATCTTCATGTTGCGACCGAATCCCACCACAAAGTTGGAAGCCACACTGGATAAGATTTTGTTATCCGGGAAGCCAAACGGAGCTGCAATCTTAACACGCTTGTGCATGCTGATTTTGTTAGTGCCAAATAGCACATTATCAGCAGCTGCAGTTGGGCGATCTGCGATTTCATCCTCATAATCGTCCATCGTATCCACCGAACAGAAGTGAATCAATGCGTCACGATTGTCGCGGTATTGCTTCGGAATGGTTGATAGAGCCTTGCCGAATTCTGAGTTTGCACCTACATAAGTAGGTGAAGCTCCCACAACAAAATCGTTCACTTGCGCATCCGCTTTCACTTGTTTTATCAAGCCATCAATAATACGAAGTGCTTTATTTTGTGCGGTATCGTTTGCGAGAGAAGTATCACCGTTGAACACGAGGTTCACGATATCCATACCGATTCGCTTAGCAATAGCGGCGTTGATTTCTTGCTCGGCATTTTCCTTGCTCACATTCTTGCGAATGAAGTCATACGACAGGTTAACATCGGCTTGGAATTTCACGGGTGTTAATCGTAGGCGAGGCATATCAGGGTCGCGAGGATCGCCACCGTCTGAAGTAAGCGTTTCACCAGGAGCGCGAATCACAGGATCGCCGAATTCTAAGCCATCTACATCGTAGCTAGTCTCAATATCGGAGATTACCCGCATTTGTTGCAGAACGGTTGTTTGATCGGTCATCAGATTTACAAAATCGGATGCTTGTTTGGGGGACAATTGCCCACCGGTAGTTGTAAGAATCGCCGCTTTTTGTACAAGCGCTTGAATTTCTTCGTTGGTTAATAGATTAGGCATAATCGTAGTTTTTGAAATTGGGGGTTGGGTTGGTCGCTTATCCGAAAATATTAAGAGGAGCGTCTGCGCTGTAGCTCTTCTCTACATGCTCGCCATCATCTTGTCCGGAATTAGCCTTACTGATACCGGCAGTCTTCTCGACCTTCTCAATGCGATTGCCAAGCTCCGTTACGGTTGACGTTAATTTTTCGATAGCCTGGAGTTCCGGGCTCTTTTCATCACCACCTTCGGATTTCTCCACATCGGTTGCTTCTTTTGTTACTTCAGACATGGATGTGTCCTCATTTTTTGGGGTTTTTGATTTTGAAATGGTTAGCCCGGATACATAGTCTGCGAATTCACCAGCGTTGGTAACTAATGCCGCCTTTTTGTCTGATATAGAATCGGATCTCATAATCTCATAGCTGGAAGATTCTAGCGCGAACACCGCTTGGCGAAGTTGATTGTCTACCAGGGAATCGGCGAAGCTCTTCTGAATGGCAATAAACTCCTCTTCTGTTTTGCCGGCTAGACTTTTTAATATTTCTGCAAAATCGGTCACTGACTGTTTGGTAGTATTCATTTCTTCGCCTTTTTTAAATAGTTTTTTGATGGACGGGAATTTCTCGTCGATGTATTTCTTCACTTCAGAAATAATGAATTCCGCTTTTTCTACAGGGGTTTCGTCTTCTAGATTTTCGACTTCAGCAAAACCTTCCATACTTATACCTTTGATCTCGCCATCTTTAAGTTCTTTTTTGGTGGCTTCGTCGGTTACTTTAATCACTACCGCCCAGGAGCCAATTGGATCAGAGGGGAAATTGGCGTCCGCTTTGCCAATAATGTAGCTTTCTACAACATAGCCTTTATCGGGATTTTGATCGTGCTGCTTATCTACGCGATTGGTTTTGCCGGCAGCAAGAAATTCATGCGCGGCTTTCTTAATATCGGCGGCAAGCATCGTGTCATCGTGAGCATCAGATTCATCGGGAGCATATACAATACCATACACAAGACCTTGCTCATCATCTACTTTGCGAATTTCGATGGTCTTAGCAACGTTATTTTCGAGTGAATTAGCATCAGCATTTTTGTAAATGACTTCGCGCTTATTCGCACCGGCATCTACCAGGGAGATGAACTCAACGGTTAGATTTTTGAGACGGCGTTTTGGTTTGGCCTGGGGCATCCGATCAGAATTAGATTAGTATCTGACGGCAAAATAAAAAGGGTGGGAATGGTATAAAACGTACAAGAGGTGTACGGAATGGATTTTGAATTAAAGACAAGATCCTAATTCAAAATTAAAAATTTAGAATTCATAATTTCTTCGTCAATTTTACAAAAATCTGAGCTAAAAAAGAATAGCTATAAATTCCGCCTGGCATAACACCGGTGTTAGGCACAATTAAAAAAGGGTTCGTTGCTTTCTATAAGGTTCGAGCCTTTTGTTTGCCTTATCAAAATACTGTTTATCAATTTCACAAGCGGTTAAATCAAACCCCAAGTCATCACAAGCAATCGCAATGCTTCCACTTCCTAAATGCGAATCAAATATTTTGTTGCCCTTTTCTGCATATTCATTTAACAGGTATCTATACAGCTCAACAGGTTTTTGGGTTGGGTGTATGCTTCCGCCTTTTTGTGCTATCAATCCTCTGTTAAACGTAAAAACCCTTGTTGCTTTGTTAAAGCTACTGTAAGCAAGTTCACAATCACTCATACTTAACCCGTGTTGTCCTTTATCCCAAACTATCCAGCCCATTGTTCCTTTGTTTAAATGGGCAACAAAATAATTCGCACCCCACACAATTTGATTTTTAGATATTCTTTCAAGTTCTCTAAAATATTCATCAGTTGGTATTGCATTATCCCACCCTTTATTTTCGTGATGCTTCCTTTTGTGTTTTGGGTTTTTAGTAAATGTTTCAGTTTGTCCAGCCCGTTCAATACCGTAGGGTGGGTCTACTATTGCTAAATCAAATTGCTTGTCCTCGCATTGCTTCATAAACGGCAAACAATCAAGGTTATGTATTTCTATGTTACTTCTGTGCATAATTCATTTTTTTAAAAGTGCCTAACAATGTGTAAAACGGCATTAAAACGACCGTTTACACTCAGCGTTATCTACAATAAAATAAAAAAAAGGCGACCACTCATGCGCTAAAAAAACTAATTTAAAAACATTCGTTGCATTTCAGTATTATCGCTTTCAGTTGGTATTAAATAAGGTCTTAATTCCAAAGCAACACATATTTCTAAATACACACCTAAAGGCATTTGTGTTTCTTTTTTAAAGTATCTTATTAAAGTAATTACACTTACTTGCAGTATTTCAGCAAGTTTATTTTGAGTAACTTTTTTTTCTTTCATTCTGTTTTTTAAATAGGTCAGAATTAAATCCTGACGGATTTCTGATGATTGTTTATTATCCATTATTTGATTGCTTTTGTTTTTCCTTTAGAGGTTAATTCAACAAAGTTCCCTGTTTTCCCACCTCTTGGAGAATCATTTCCTGTCACAAAATCAGTATTTAATTTTAATCCTGCATCTTCTAAAATTTTAATAGCATCATCCGAGTATATACAAGAACTTAGTTTAGTGCTATCAATTCAGATGGTGTGTCATAGAAAAATTTATAATTGTCCATCTTCCTACTCATTCTGCTATTTCCGTAAACATTACCATCTTCAATGCACTTTTTAATATCGTTCATCTCAGCATAACCAAAGTCATGAGAAGATCCACCAAGTATAAAGGCTTTCTTGTTATCATCGAATCTAAACCATCCACCGCCTTTTACTTTTTCTTTGTCAGTTGCTAGTTGTTTATGAAAAGTGCATTTAGCCATTATCAAGTTTTCGCCTTCAATTATAAATTTAGAATGTACCATTTTATTAATTTTTAGTTGTTAAAGTCGTGCCAGTATATAACACAACCTATAAATCGTTTCGTTCCTCAACGCTGCATAGCCAAACCGTACATAACGCTCGCTAAAATCAACTGAACATAGCCCGGCACGTTATGCTACTCATCCCAGCTACCACCGAGCTTCAAGCCATTACTGAGACTCCCGGCGAAGCTCTTGGCGGAATCTTCTAATCCTTTAATGGAGTGGAAGAGCAGATCATCACCCACTACGGCAACGCCGGCAGCCGAAAAGAAATGAAAGTTGAACTGTCGTTTGCCGTCTGCAGTATTGTTCACCTTGGCAATTACGCCCGTAGCATTTCGAACGATACCTTGCCCGGCTTTGAGGTAGGCGTCTTTGTCGGCGGTTTTCAAGCCCAAGCTGCTGGCATATTCTTTCAGCTGCTCTTCAATCTGATCGGGCGCAAAGCCGAACTTGCGCTTGCCACGAATGGTCTGCATCCAATTGCTGTATTCCTCATCGGTAAGACTATTCAGCTTTTTCTTATCATCGGCTCCAACACCTTTGCCCATTGAAGTGCCAGAAACTTGATTGCGTTCGCTTACTTCTCGCGCCATTACCGTTCGTGTTCTGCAGTTGAAATGGTACGGTGGTTTTAGGGCTCCATCAGGGAGTTTGGTAGTTTTGCTCTCACTTACCGATTTGGCGCTCGCCCATGGCATAATGTCTTTTATTTTTGAGGGATCTGGATTGGCCAACTTGATATCTTCAACTCTTCTAAGTTCAGACACCAAAATTCTGCGTCCGTGCATGTGTCGGCAGATCTCCGTAGTTCGGTGATCTAGAATGGCTCGCACTTCTGCATACTCCACTTCGGCTTGCTCGTAGGCACTAATTCTACCCGATTCCCTGGTATCAGTGACAACATGATTCGCATAGCCTTGCCAGTATCGGAAGGATTGAAGGTCGTATTTTTTTGCAAATTCATCCTCAAAGAGCTTTCCGGCTTCCTCACGGTTTAAGCCTTCGCTTATAATTTTGGAGCCAAATTCGCGAATCTTGCCTTCGAGCTGAGCATCGAAGTGATGCATTACGGGATAGTTGGCGTAACGTGCAAGAGCTTCCAGTGCCTTATTGTCTACCAAGTTCAACGACGGCGAGATTCCTAGAATGTCTTTCATTCCTAGGGAGTACGTACTCGCTTGAATCTCGAGCATGGTATTTGCCACATTCCCAGCAAAGGCAGCGCCGAGCTTGGGCTTAAGTGCGGCAATCATCTCGTCCAGCATCTCGTTGGTGAACGCCAATCTATTGTTGGTTGCCCGAATTACATCGCGAATCGCTTCGGTTGTCGCCTCATTCCAACTGCGAACCAAGAGATCCTGTAGCTCCGCCGCAATCTTATCATATTCATCCTTTCGGATTATCGCATATATCTTCCGCGCTTCAATAAGCCCTTTGGTGACGAGATAGTATTTGTTTTTTGGGAAATTCAAAATTTAAAATTCATAATTCATAATTCCACGACGACTAGGCCGTGGCACTTCGTTCATTTCCCGTTCATTTCGATTTCTAACAAGTCCAACGTATTCGAGTGCCTATTTTATTCATCTAGACCTTCTAAACGTTTTCTGAGGCTCACCAGCTCATTCACGTTTTGCTCCAATCCCGAGCTTGCGCCCAGGCGTTGCATACCTTCCTCATCCAATGATGGCAGCCCAAGATCTTGCCGACTCTCTTCAGGGAGCTTAATGCCAGCTTGCTTCAAGATGTTCTCAATCTCGGCATCCATCTTGCGGTTCGTCGTATCAATAGCATTGAACTCCAGGTTCCATTTGTGTTCACCGAATCGTGCATCTTGAATAATCGTGCGATTGTAGAACTCTTCAATACGATTACGTTCGGGAGCGCGATCAATTTCTTCGAAGATCCTCAACTGAGAATCAGCCTCACCGCCACCGCCTAGCTGACCTGCAGTAACAATGCCGACAATGCGAGGTGGTACGCCATGCGCACTCACAATCATATCTCGTGATGTTTCCCGAGTCTTGCCCATGAAGCCGTTTTTGTCGCCGAAATCCATTTCCAGCTTCTCAATCTTCACCTTCACATTAGGATCATCCGTATCAAATATCAGTGTTCGCCCTGCATTTTTGGTGCCGGTAGCTTGCGAGGCTAGGAACTCCCGAAGGCTTTGCTTTGCGCCAGCACTTAATTTCCCACCCTCCACAATCACGGCGAACTTCGCCACTAATTGATTCCGAAATAGATTGATGTTGAATTCCACCGCCGAACGATCTAGAACCATATCAGCCAGTGCGGGCACCCAAATTGGGCTACCGTAATAATCACTGCTTGGATCGTACTGGTAATAATGGAGGATCTGATTCTTGCCAGGCTCAACCACTCCCCAGCGCGTAAAATGCACCTGTCGCAATGTATACCCCTTAATGGGAACTTGGTAATAGCCGTCATTCCGTTTCTTAGCCACACGAAAATTCGCCATTCGTTGGTGATACAATCTGCCAAGCTCGCCACCCATTGCGCTACTTAATTCATTCACGAAGTTCCCTGTCGCTTCATAATCTACCAAGCTTTTGAAGGCGATTAAGGAAAAACTATCTAGCTTGTTTTCGTTCGGCTGACTCAAGAACTCCATCAATTTCGCATGAGCTTCGTCGGGCGCCTTGTCTTCCTCTTTAGTAACCAAGCGCCAACCAAGGCCAACCGTAACGGCGGCTTTTGCAAATACGCATCGCTTGTGCCAAATACTCATTTCCAACCAACTGAGCAGATCGTTGAACGCGAGTTTCGGCTCAATCCAATCCCGAGTGCCGACAGGCTCATCTATAATGGCATAGGAATTCTTTTTGATGGATGTCTTCGAGCTTTTCGCAATCCCACTCTTTTCTAGCAATGGCAACATCCAGCTTTCACTTTCATCGCCGGTGATTACTTCGGCGTAGGCATATTTTTGTCGGTCTTCGGGGTCGGTGCTCATCAGTAATATACCTCTGCATTTACAGTTTCAATTTCGCCGTTTAATTTTCGTAGGGCACGGTTGCCCATCTCCATCGCATCAGGTCCATCATCGGTGTTGGATGTGGTGGAACTGTCAAAATCTAAGAATTGATTGATTAAGCGCCTCATATCCGAGCCTTTCACAAAACGATAGAATCCATTTTCAATACCACTCTGCAATCTCATTATCCGCGTATTCTTTACGGTGTTATTTTGAATGAGTTGCAACGAACTCATTAATCCAAAACCGTGGCCATTCTCCTGGGCAATCGTTTCGAGCTTGTCTTTCAAGAGCACCTGGAAGCCGTTACTTTCGAAGGCAACCTTGTGTGGATTCCAAACCTTATGCAAATCAAACGCCGTTTTACACATGCTGTTGATGGTGGTATGCCGAATCCAAGCGTGCATTACATCCACATGCTTGCCGTCTTCAGTCAATCCCATAATTAACCAAGCCTTGGTATCATGACCTTCGGTAGAGCCTACTGATGGATCATTCGCTTGCACTATGTATTTGTAGTTTAGTGCGGGCTTATCCAGCATCACAAACCATTCTTCTTGAAAATCATCTTGCTCACTGCTTATAATTTTCAGCAGATATTCACGGGCGTACTTAACCGATCCAATAGTGTCTTTAATATGATTTAAGACCTTCTTTGGAAAACTCTTTGGGTGAGTAGCACGCTCATTTTCTTGCTCGGCAACAACAGAAACCGTATGCACTGATTTATTCTTTGACAATCGATCATCAACATCATCACGGCTTAATTTGTTGGTAACCACAAACAGCTGCCATTCGGCTTTCAAATCGAGGGCATTCAGGATATCACCAAGGAGAGCATCTTCACGCTTATCTACATTCTTTTTGGTTTTAGCAGATTCCAAACTCTCCAGATCATCGCACACAATAATCTTGGCACGATATTGCATGTACTTTCTGCCACGTTTAAAACTACGCCAGGAACTTGCTTCAACCTTCACACCGTCTTTAGTAACAAAGGCGTTTTCGCTCCATTCCAAACCACGCTGTTCACCAAAATCGGCAATAATTCGTGGATTCTTTTCCAGTTCCATCTTAATGGTAAGGATCTGCATTTCTGCTTGATCGTCCGTATCGGATATGAATGGAAGGTATCGGGTGCGCTTGAACAGAATGGCTTGCAAAGCATATCCCACGCCAATGATGGTAGTTTTACCCAAACCGCGAAATCCACGAGCTTGGATTACTTTATTCCAAACCGTGGTTGCTTGAATAATTTTTTTGTGTCCGCTTTCAAATACTCCACTAAAATGATGCGGTAAATACGTTTGGCAGAGATATTCTAGATCGGTTTCTGCTCGGTGCCTACGCTCAGCTATACCAGCAACACTCACATCCATAAACGGCTTCACATCCTGTTGGATGAGTTGAAGTAGTTCCTCTGAACGCTTGAGATAGTCTTTTTTGGATATCAGTCGCTTAGCCATACTTCTTGCTTTGGGCATTTAAAAATTCAGGTAACAATTCGTGGAAATGCCCAGCAAGTTCAGGATGATGGTACGTAAGAAACTCGTTGTAATCCTTCATAATTTCGAGGGTAAAGGCAAGGCGATCAAAATTCACATCCATCTTTTCTGCCATCAATTGCAACTTAAACAGCCCATCTTCGAAGCCTTTGGGCAATTCCTTCACGGGCGTATTCTTAACTTCGTCTAGCTTGTCTTTTATAATCCGCTTGATAATCTCTACACTGGAACGGCTCGAGGTCTCATACTTCTCAATCTTCTGATCCCAATTGTACTTTACCTTCCAGCCCTTTTTACCCGATATGGTTTGTAAAGAAACGCCTACGGTTTTGGCAATCTCGGTCAAAGTCATACCTGTTCTGTACAGCTCAAAGGCTTGCGGTTCTAATAAGTACGCTTTGTTTCCTGTTTTCGGCATGATGGTAGAGCTTATCGAGATTCGGTTATCGAGCTTGTCGAGATACACCAATCCTAATATACAGTGCCGCGCTTAGACCTATTACGTACAACAGGTGTACGAAGGTGGCGTTTACGTCCCCGCTTGAGAGGGGATGTAGGGGTGTGTCAATTCCCGATTCTTGGGTAGATGATCTTATCAAACAGATCGTATTCTAGCTCGTAGGTATCCATGATGTGCCGTTGTGCTTCTTTTGCCGAGCCAAGCGATTCGCGAAGGGTGAAGTATTCGGTTCTAATCTCGTCTTTGCGTTGCTGTTCGCGCATTAGATACTCCACATGCTTGCCGAGATTCTTAATAGCTGCGAACCCAGCCGGACTCAATTCTTCTCTCAAGATAGAAGTAATAGGTCCGAGTTGGAACTCACTAGGGAATAGATCAGATTGTTCGGAGGATGCACTTGCTGAAGATTTCACCTTGTTAAGTTAGGTGATACGGTGGATTATGTCAATATGTTGATACTGCAATGATCGAACCTAGTATTGCTACGCCACTAAGTATGGCGTAAAAAACCTGAATATTTTTATTGAATTATTCGATAATTCTTTTGGCATTATGACAAATTGTGATTATATTATGACAGAGTTCAGACACACAACCAACATAATACAGACAATTGATGCGAAAACAAATTTCCATAAGCACCATCAATAGAGTGGCATTGAACACCCTTTTGCCACTGGGTGCGCACAAACAAATACAATCAAGACTCGATAAAAAGGATATAAAAGTTACGGTCCGTACTATTGGTCGTGCTTTTAAAGAAGATTACCCAATCACTCCTAAAATCTCAGCGATTATAAAAGAGGCTGTCTCATATCGTGACGAAATCTTAAATAGGCAGAAAATAGAAGTGAGCGATCAACTTGCTCAAGAATTAACAGCCACTGGGAGTTGATGATGGGTGCAGAAAAAAATGAGGCTACCGTTAAGGTATTACATGCAATGAAGAGGTCGCCTAATGCCGACTAATCTCCACAACCGCATAGTAATGGCGAAATCGGTAGGCATGGGTAATGCACTTATTGCCAAGCGCCTAGAATGCAGCGAACGCACCGTTCGCAGAGCCTTAGAAATTGAGCCTGTTGGCTACACCGAAAACCCCTTTATGGGCACAGATATGGAATGGACCGCATGGCGATTTCACCAAGTTTCGTTTGAGTGGAGCTTGCGAAAAATCGCCTTCTACTTCTGCTTATCGCACGAGTACATCCGAAAAATACTAAACGAAAAATCAAACAAGGAAGCAGTGTAATGGCTGAAGAAATTCAAAATTCAGAATTCAGAATTCAAAATTCCGATCAAGAAAATGAGGTCACAACATCATCTACGGATGATTCTTGCGAAAGCACACAAAATGGCGGCGCAGTGGCGGTTCCGGGCAACCAGACCACGGCCGCACCCTCATTCCAAGTACGCGAAGTGTACGACGCCGAACGTGGCGAAATAGTGCAACGTACACCACAACAGCAAGCCAGTGCGCATTCGCTGTACAGCCTCATGAAAATGGCAGACCTTGCCCAAGCTATTCTCCTTAAGAAGTTCTTAGATGGTGAGCATCATCTAGATCTAGGCTACAGTACTCGTGAAGAGTTCTATCAAGTGGAGCTAGGTATTTCTAGGCAAGCAGCTCACAAAAAGTTAAAAGTGGCTGATAGGTTTGAGGATTTAATTCCGAATGTAAACCTGGGTTTACATAGCAATGTAACACCGGTGTTACATGGTGAGACACCAGCGTCCCACTTAAATGAAGAACAACAAGCAAATTTAACCGCCTTAAACAGTATTGGCTTATCTAAGTGGTACGAAGTAGCCCGAATCGAAGACGCCGATTTCGCTGAGGTGCTTAATACAGGCGTGGTGAAATTCGGCGATGGACGTGAAGTAGCCCTGGAAGATATTCAGATGCGAACTCGAAACGAGATCAGTAAGTTGTTAAAGGGTGAAATTGACGGCTACAAAGATCGCAATGCCAAGCTGCTGGATGCTAAGAGTGAACTAGAAGCTGAACTTAAGCAGCAGAAAAAGCTAGTAAGTGATTTACAAGAAAAAGCCGAGTACGCTGAACGCATGGATATGATGCACGGCAATAAGGCGGCAACCGTAGAAGGTTTAGAGAATATGCTTGGCTACGCTTTCGAGGCGCAACATGTGGCAAACAAGTTCATCACCAAGATTAAGATGATGGACGATTGCCCCGAAGATCTACGCCACCACATTGTGAATCTACATCGCACTATTGATGGAGGCCGCCAAAGCTTGTACAACAACAATTACGAAGCCTTTGCAGGCGCCACCGAAACCCGCCCCGTCAAAGACATGCACGGCGAAACCGTAGACGAAGCAACAGGTGAAATCCTCAATTAATTCAAAATTTAGAATTCAACATTATCTTAGATGAAAATCCCACAACAACATATTGATCAAGCCGAGTCGGACAAACATGCCGTCATGCAGACCTACTTGCCCGAAGTATGCACCTTTAAGTTCCAACCGCCTTACAGTCGCGAAGCACTCCTAATCATCGACCATCTCAAAACGATGAACGCCAGCGATAGAATTAAGAAGTCTACCAATAAAAAGGCAGTGTAATGAGACCCGAGCCATTTAAGCTAGACAAGTTACCAACCCACGTAGGGCGAGCGCGACAAAAATCGAAGTTTGACGAAGTGCTTACCGAAATGGATGAACTAGACCTTAACGAAGTAATGGGCTTTGTAGGCAATAACCGCTTTGATACCCAGCAGATTAAACGCCTGGCTAAAAACAGATTGCCTAATAAATGGTTTGATATTTTCGGGCGAACCGAAGAGAACCGAGAGTATCAAGTGTACATCACCTTAATCAGAATTGAAGAATCTAATCCAAAAAAGGAAGCAATATGATTATCAAATCCATTGAACCGATTGCAGAATTAGACCTGGAGCAAGTGCTTTTCTTTACCACGCAAAAACTGGTACTAACCAACAAATCGCTAGATAAAAGCACGCATCAAAACATAGTGATTGCCAAGTACAGTGATGGTAAGGCGTATGTAATTCACAACTTTGGCAATAAGGTAAACTTAGCGGAGAAAGCCAATAAAGCACTCAACAGCTTGGTATTCCATGTTTCTGAGCACACAAACAGAAGCACTGTAGATGTTTCACCACAATTGGAGAACTAACATGCCAAGCGCCAAAGTAGATACCTATCCGAGCCGTAATGTGTTGGACATCATGTATCCAAATCCTGAGTGTATTCATATCGAAGACATTGCCCACGCCTTAAGCATGATTCCACGTTGGACCGGGCACACCCGATTCCCATACACCGTTGGGCAACATTCTATATGGTGCTACCGCAATGTGTACGGCAAAGAGTTGGGTTTGCAAGCCTTACTGCACGATGCTACGGAAGCATATATGCAAGATTTGGCATCACCAATTAAGAAGCAGTGCCTGAACTATCAATTGATTGAAGGTCGCTTGTGGAGCGAAATCGCAAAGAAGTTCGGCGTGCCGGAAATCTTAGATCCACGAGTGAAGGAAGTAGATGCTGCTGCACTCATTCGCGAACGCATGGTATTGAAGGGACAGGAGCCGATAGTTTCTGCCGACATCAGATACCAGCATTGGCGCAAAACCAAGCGCCAGTTCTTAGACCTCTTTTACCGGCTAACGTACAAAGCTAAGATTCAGCAGAGTTGATTTTAACGAGTGTTATGTGTTGAAAGGCGAAATTTGAATATAAACTAAAACAAAGGGTTGAAATGGCAAAAAAAAGAGTAGAAGGATTTGAATATGATGAAATCATTGATTGTGATGAGTGTGAAGGAGAAGGTAAAATTAACGGAGAAACTTGCCTTGTTTGTAATGGAACAGGGAAAATTTATGATAATAAAGATTGGGAACACGCATGGAAACATCCATAACTAAGCATTCTTGCACATAACGGATCCTAATTACGACACGACGAAATGAGCCTTAATACTATGCAACAATTAACCACCAATCCTATGCAACCTATCGACTATCTCGCACTTTTAGCCATTTTTCTAATGATAGCCGTATTAATTACCGCTGTCTATCAATCATATGTTGAAGCACTTACTTACCGCGAAGCTTACGAATTAGTAGATACTACCTTTGCCAAGGTGTGGGATGGCGACCGTAGCCTAGAATTGTACGCTTGGACAGTAACCAAGGCAAAGCTACACGGCAATGCAAATCCATACATCAACGAAGTGATCAGTCACCGACTTCGCGAATTTCACGCAAAAAGAAGCGTAAGGATGAATAGATATTCATCCACAAGGCATCAAAGCCCTCAACTTATTATCAAAAAACCAAATCTATAAACCAGTACGGGCGAATCGCATTCGCCCTCAAAAGGAAAAACCATGAAAAAACAAAGCATCGCACAGCAAGCAGGCATCATTCGAAGACGAGGCAAGAAACAAGGTATTACATCGATCACCGATTATAAGGGCAATGAAGTACCTCTCGAATATGTGCCCAACATAGATCTAATCGAGCACCAAAGTGTAACCGATTTACATGCCGAAGCGGCAGAACTCCTTGAGCGCCTACAAGCTTTTAAAGCCAAGGTCCAAAGCCAGGGCGATTCTATTTACGAGCAACGAATGCAAGAGGCTGGATTGGATCCAAAATCACAAAAGGGATTCACCCGAACAACCTTCGATAAGCTCTTGAGCATCAAATTCACTCGACCTCCAAAATACACTCGTGATGATGTGGAATTGGCAATCGCACAAGAATACAAGCGCAAATGGTTGCGGGATGAGGCGAACGCTGTTCCAGATTATTACATGGAATTGGTTGCCAACTTGATGGAAAGCCGAGACGGCAATGTAGACCAGGCACAACTTTCGGAATTGAATAAAATGCGTGAGAAAATCCCAAATAAGAACTTCCGCAAAATGGTAGATCACTTCAATCAGTGCTTGAAACCCTATTACGCTAAGCGTTATGAGCAGTTCATCGCTCGCGATACGCAAGGCAAAGAGCAAACCGTAATTTTGAGCTACAGCGATGTAGAGCCTGTGCTACCAGCCGAATAACAATTTCGTGTTTCATCCTTCCGTGGCTGATTGGTGAGACGATCAGCTTCTTTCAACCAAAAATTAACCCCCAAACCTATGTATAGCCTTTTTTTGTATCTCGATTTTTTAGCCACTTGCGGCGCAATCGCACTTCTGCTGGTTCTATTCTTTGCAATAGTTGCAGTGTGGGCCATGCTTTCTGTAGCTAGCCAAGTAGATGATGAGCATGAAGCTTATATGAGGCAATTAAATTGGGAAAAAGAACATCAAATACAATAATCATCTTAGATACGGTATGGCACCATTTGCACAATGAAACGCCAATTAATAAACCCGAGACCATGAAAAACATCCTTGAAAAAATCCAACAAATGAAAATAATCGATTCAACCATAAACAGCTTCGAACAAATACTAGAAGTCTTTAGCGATATACATATCGGCGATGAACTTCTTATCCAGTGCAAAAGCGTAAGCGAATGGCACGATTTGGGAGACCGAATTAAGCTCGCCTATCCTTGGACAAACTTCCGCGTTACCAAGTCTATGGATGATTTAAGACCCATCTTAAAAATCAGAGTTACATCATGAGAAAATCAGACACAACCGGACACATTTTTTATCAGTTCATGATTTTCTTTTTCATTCTATATACCATTTTGATGTTGGTAGGATGCGATGTTGCAGATCACTATGAGCAAGATATTGAGCGCAACGAAGTTCTTATTACTGCTACCATCGGGCAAAGCCTAAAAATCGGCAACACAAACTACTCGGAAGGCAGAATATACAGCACCGAGCTGATTGCCAAAGGCTCTGAGGCGCTTCCTGATCTAGCCCCTGAGTCGGAATTTGGGAAGCTCACTATTATTGTATTCGACCAAGATTTTGAGGAGTTCAACGCCCAGTATCTGAACCGAACTACCATGGTTATACGCTACCAACCAACCGATTCTACATCTACACCGTGGATTTGGAACCCATTTCAGGACCAAGAATGAGCGGCGTACCGAACATGTCTGAATGGGAAAAGCAATTTTCACCGCTGCGCGATCATGTAGATGATCAGCTGCTACAAGATGAACCCGATGCCCACTCCTGGCATTGGGGAATTCTTCCTCAAGACGAAGAATCGGGCAAAAACCCGATAAAACCCAATACAGGCACAAAAGCCGATAATTAACACCCGCCCGAAGTCCCCTGAGCTTGTCGAAGGGGAAGAAGGGATTGAACATTGAACATTGAATATTGAATATTGAAATGAACCAACCAACCACCACCTACCCCGTCCGCAAAATCACTCCAGGCAGAATAAAAACCCTATTCACTTGTGCCAACAACGTGATTAAGGCAACAGGCCAATGGGATGATATTGAGCAATTCAAGACCGATTGGCTGTACATCGAATTCAATGTGCGCAGCACCAAAGCCTTAACCGTTAAGCAAGCCGATGCAGCCATTGCAACCATGCAGCGCATGTTAGGCGATGGAACTGAACGAGCAAGTTTTGGACAGCAAGAAAAGATCAAAGCCCTTGCCGAATTGCTTGGCATGAGCACAGAAAGTAAATACCAATTCATGCAACGGCAAGTTGGCTACAAAAAAAGCGAACGCATGTGTACGCCCAAAGAAGCCAGCAAGATCATCGTAGGCTTACAGCGCATTTTCAGCAATGGAAATACTGATCTATACAACAAACTAAACCAAGCCAGCGCCCGCTACCTACGAAGTAAAAAAGGGAAAGACCTAAGAAAACTTTACTCCGACTAACAATTAACCAATAACGAATTCCGGGCGCAACCAAAAAAACTATGCCAAACGCATCCAACTCATCATCTTCAAAAAAATCCATCCAAAAAAGATGGAAAGAAGTTCCCGTTAACTGGCGAGAGATCGACGAAGAAATCGAGAACGCTGGACACGGAATGAAGACCGCCCAAAAAAAGATCATAGCCAAACGCCTGGGATTAAGCCTCGACCAAATCCACTCTGCACTACGTTCCCTTAATGGTCCCGCAAAGGTTATAGCCAAACGTAAAGTACAAGATACAGAAGCCCACGAACGCAATCGCCGAATCGCCTATTTAGTAGCCGAACACAAAGAGAAATTGAAAAAAGCAGGCGAAGGCGAGCGCGAAATGGCGACCTGGAGAGTGCTTAAGCAGTTCAAGAATTGGGGAGTGGAAGATGCAGAATTATGCAACCAAAGTACCATCAACCGCATCATTCGCGAAGAACTCGGCTACCGCCAAGCTACGCCACGCACCCGCCACGAACCCGCGTATGCCCTGCAAGAAGTACAAGTCGATTTTTCTTTTTCAAAATATTTCACCGTAGTAAACTTCGATTCCGAAATTGGCGACTACATTCTCAAAGCATCCAAAAAAGTACTCCGCTACAAAGAAGGCGACAAACGCATGCGTCCAATGCTCGGGGTTATTATAGATTCCTATTCACGCCTTAGATTCCACAAAGTCATTATGGCTTCCGGAGAAAGTGGCAGCAACACCACCGCTTTTATGATCGATTTCTTCAATCGTGAGGAAGATGAACTCGTATTTAAGCACGTACCTTGGATGTTCAAGATGGATAATGGTCCGTTGGCAAAGTCTCAGGAAGGAAAAAACTTCTTTCAAAGCATAAATCGACCTGTAGAAACCTCAATGCCATACGAAAAAACAGGAATTGGGAAGGCAGAACGTGGCTGGCCACTGATTTGGCAATGGGAAATGGAGCTGGTTTCAGCCATTGGAGCCAATGGATTGATGACGTTATCCGATTATAACAGCCAATTATTAGCAGAATGTGTACGTCAACAAAGCGAAAATCACCCGTTTTACCTTGATAAACGCCGTGTTGACATGTATCAACAGAGCATTTTGGCGCAAAATCCACGTCCAGAAGTAGTAGGAACCGATCTGCGCGACAGTGTGTACACCGTTCTGGAACGAACCGTGGGAACCGATCAAATAGTACGCATTGGCAAAGTAGCCCACGAAGTTCCGGTGCAAGTAGGCGACCACACCACTACAGATCGCCGCATTCGTGTGCTTATCCATCGTGATGGCAGAATGATGGGAGAACTCATAGATCGCCACGCGCCTATGTTCGAGATCACCGAATTTGTACCGAATGTCCA